GATTATAGAGTTTATATCTGTTTGAATAATGGAACAGATCCTGAAAATCCCTCAGGAAGACCATCATTAGATGAACCTCTATTCACAGATTTGGAACCAAGATCTGCTGGTTCTAGTGGTGATGGATATATTTGGAAGTATCTTTATACAATTAGACCAAGCGATCTAATTAAGTTTGATTCGACAAATTATATTCCAGTACCCAAGGATTGGGAAACTAATGATACTTACTCAACAGTAAGAGACAATGCATCTACTAGTGGACAATTGAAGGTCGTTTTAATTGAAAATAGAGGGGTTGGTTTAGGAACTGCAAATGTTTATACCAATGTCCCTATAAATGGCGATGGTTCTGGAGCTACAGCAACAGTTGTAGTTAATAATGAAGAAAAAATTGAGTCTGTTACCATATCTAATGGTGGATCTGGATATACATTTGGTACGGTAGATCTATCTTCAGGAAATGTACCTTCTGGTTCAACATCTCCTGTTTTTAACGTAATTATTCCACCTCCTGGAGGTCATGGAAGAGACATTTATAGAGAATTGGGTGCATACGGCGTTCTAATTTATTCTAGAATTTCTAATAATGCTCAAGATCCAGATTTCATTACTGGAAATGAAATTGCTAGAATTGGAATTGTTGAAAATCCAAAATCATTTGGAAGTACTCAAGAATTACTATCACTGGATCAAGCAAGTGGTGTATATGCCCTTAGATTGTCTGGTGTAGGTTATAGTTTTGCAAACTTTACACAAGATGCAGAAATAACTCAAACCATTGGTCTAGGTTCTACTGCAGTTGGTAGAGTAATTTCTTACGATCAGACAACAGGAGTACTTAAGTATTGGCAGGATAGAAATCTTGCAGGATTTAATACTGATGGTACAAAAAACACGAATCCAAAATATGGATTTAAATTGCATAGATTTACACCTGCTCCAGGTTCTGGTGGATCTTTAACAATTGTTGGTGGAGATACTGCTGGTCTTTCTATTACAACATCCTTTACTGGGTTTACAACCGTAATAAATAATAGGACATATTATCTTGGACAGTCTTTTGACAGAGGTGTATCCAATCCAGAAGTTCAAAAATATTCTGGCAATATAATCTACGTTGATAATAGACCTGCGATTACAAGATCATCAAATCAAAAAGAAGATATTAAAGTCATTTTGCAATTCTAAAGAATTATGCCTCAAGAAACAAACCTCAACGTCTCTCCATATTTTGATGATTTTCATGAGCCAAATATTGGAGGAAAAGATCAAGGATATTATAAGGTTTTATTCAAACCGGGGTATCCCATTCAGGCAAGAGAATTAACGACTTTACAATCCCTAATTCAGAATCAAATTGAGAGGTTTGGTGACCACGTATTTAAAGAGGGTGCTAAGGTTATTCCTGGACAAACTACGTATATTGGTCAATACAATGCCGTAGAAGTCAATGAATCTTTCTTAGGGACAAGCGTATCTTCATATTTGCCATTTTTAATTGGAAAGAGAATTAGAGGAGAATCATCTGGAGTTAGAGCTCAGATTGAAAACTATCTTTCACCAAATGATTCTGATAGAGGAAATGCTACCTTATATGTAAGTTATATCAGTTCTGGACTTGCTGATAATGAGACTGTTAATTTTTCTGATGGAGAAAATTTAATACTAGAAGAAACGGTCTCACTGTCAAGTATTATTTTACTTGAAAATGAATCTTTTGCAACTGCAATTTCAAGTAATGCAACTTCCGTAGGTTCTGCATTTAAGGTATCTGAGGGTGTATATTATTTGAGAGGTTACTTTGTTGGCGTACCTACTCAGACTATAATATTAGATCAGTATACAAATACTCCAGATTACAGAATTGGTTTTACTATTTTAGAAGAAATTGTAACATCAGATGTTGATTCATATTTAACTGATAATGCACAAGGATTCAATAATTACGCAGCACCTGGTGCAGATAGACTCAAAATTACTGCTGTTTTAGATAAAAAACCATTAGATGAACTCAATGTAGATAATTTTGTTGAGATTGCTCAAATTCAAGGTGGAACTATAAGAAATGTTCCTAATGATACTCAATATAATCTAATTAATGATAAGTTTGCAAAGAGAACTTTTGAAGAATCGGGAAATTATTACGTTCAAAGATTTGACGTATCTTGCGAAGAAACGTTAAATAATGGAATTGGAAATAATGGTGTTTATAGAGAAGGATTTACTACATATGATGGAAATACACCCTCTGATGATCTTTTAACTTATAAAATTTCTCCAGGAAAAGCATATGTTAGAGGATATGAAGTAGAGATTCAATCTCCAACATTTTTAGATGCACCGAAACCAAGAACAAAGAAGAATACTGGCAATCAATCAATTCAGTATGTTACTGGTCCCACTGTAAAACTAAACCGCGTGTTTGGTGGACCAACTATCGGTGTTGGTAATACTTATGTTGTGGAACTTAGAAGTGATAGAATAGGTGTAACATCATCAACATCTGCAGGCGATTTAATTGGTGTCGCTAGAGTTTTTGATTATGCTCTAGAGAGTGGATCATACAATTCTAGCAATTTGGCACTCAATCAATGGGATATTTCATTATATGATGTCCAGTCCTTTACAAAAGTAACTCTAAACGAACCAGTTACTTTAAGTGTACCAACTTTTGTTCAAGGTAAAGCAAGTGGTGCAACTGGTTACTTATATGAAAATGTTAGCAATTCCAAGTCTTTAAATCTATATAACGTTAAAGGCGAATTTGTAGATAATGAAAGTTTTACTTTCAATGGCATTGACAAGTCACAAATTTCAATTGCAACTACAAGTTTCGGAATTACTGATGTAAGATCCATTAGAGGTGTAAACTCAACTGGTTCTGTTTTTAGTGCAGACTGCATTCCTTCAGACATTCTTCTTGTAGGTATCGCTTCAATTACTGCTGTTAATGCAGGTGTTAGTACTGTAACAATACCAAATTTAAATTATGTAAATAGTTTCACCGTTGGAAACTATGTTAAGTTTACAAATACTGGAAATCCAATACCAAATTTCGCAAAAGTTTCCGAAATTCAAAGTGATACACAAGCGACCAAGATTAAAATTTCTGGAATCACTACGGTAGCGGGAATTTGTGAGGGAGCTTTACCTTCTTCTAATATTTCAGTAACAGACTTTGCTTTAATTGGAACTAGACTTGATCCATCTTCAGACAATTCTCTGTTTACTCAATTAAATCATCAGAATGTTTCTGATGTTGATCTAACAGAATCTAATATTATTGTCAGAAAAAATAGCACAGTAAATATTGTAAGTAATGCTACCGAAACTATTACTGCTGGTACAGATGAAACATTCTTGCCATTTGATGAAGAAAGATATTCTCTTGTAAGGTCTGATGGAATAATAGAACCAATCTCTGCAGAAAAATTTGAAAGGGCTGCAGATGGATCCACAATCAAATTCTACAATCTTTCTATAGCATCTGATACTGGCGCAAATTTAATTAGCACAAGAAGAAAGATTAATGTAACATCTAAAATAAAGAGAAAGAATAGAGTTAATACTTTAGTTGTAAGTAAATCAAATCTAAGTTCTTCTGGAATTGGAACTACTACTAGAAATGATGGACTTGACTATGGCACTGGTCTTTATCCATATGGAACTAGAGTTCAAGATACTGAGATATCTTTGAATGTTCCTGATATTATTCGTGTCTATGGTATTTTTGAATCATACACAACTTCTGATCCATCAGCACCTAGAGTTGTTTTATCATCAATATCAACACCATCAACCAAAAATACTGAACTCATTATTGGAGAACAGATTGTAGGACAATCTAGTGGAGCTATAGCAGTATGTGCAGAAAAAATTACTGGAAGTGATAATGAAATTTCCTTTGTATCTCTGAACGGATTAACCTTTAGTGTAAATGAGGTTGTTAAATTCAAAGAATCTGGTTATGAAGCTATTGTATCATCACTAAATGTAACTAGCAAAGATATCACTAAATCATATGAATTTGATAATGGACAGAGAGAAAATTATTATGATTATGGTAGATTAATTAGAAAAGAAGGAGTTCTATCTCCAACTAAAAAAATAAAAGTATACTTTGAAAATGCTTTTTATGATACCGAAGATACTGGTGATCTAACAACAGCAAACTCATATCAACTTTTTGATTATACGACAGAAGTTCCTTACTATAATGGTGTTAGAAATACTGACATAATTGATATCAGACCAAGAGTTTCAAATTATGTTGTTTCATCTGGAGCACGTTCGCCTTTTGAATTTAACGGCAGAACTTTCACTCAAAGCGGAAATAGTTCCACTAATATTTTAGCTTCCGATGAAGACATTGTAATTTCATATAACTATTATCTTCCTAGAATTGACAGAATATTTGTCAATAAAGATGGTAAGTTTACTGTTCAGCAGGGTGTTGCTGATGATGTTCCAAAAGCACCGAATGGAATTGATGATGCTCTAGAAATTGCAAAGATAACTTTACCCCCATATCTCTACAATACTAAGAAAGCTTCTATAAACACATTCTCCTATAAGAGATATCAGATGTCTGATATCGCCAAACTTGAAACTAGAATTCAAAACTTAGAAAGTTATACAACACTTTCTTTACTTGAAACAGATACTGCAAACTTATTTGTTCCAGACTCTAATGGACTAAACAGATTTAAATCTGGATTCTTTGTAGATAATTTCTCTTCATTGGCAACCCAAGAGGAAAGAATTGGTATTAGAAATGCTATTGATCCGTTCAAAGGTGAACTAAGACCATCGCATTATACAAATTCTATTGATCTACTAATTGGAACAAAAGGAACTGTAGGTCTTGGCGTTACTTCAAATGAAGATTTTGCAAGTCTAAGGAAAGAAGATTTGCAGGGAATAAACGTAACCAAAGTTGGTGATGTTATTTGTTTAGATTATACAGAAGTCGAATGGTTAAATCAACCATATGCAACTAGAGTCGAAAATGTAACTCCATATATTATTTCATATTGGGAAGGAACAATTGAACTGAATCCATCTTCAGATATTTGGATTGATACGGTAAGAATTGAACCAAAAACTATTCAAATTGAAGGTGATTACTTAGCTACCCTGAATCAACTTTCACAAACTGCAGGTGTTGATCCACAAACGGGTATCGGTCCTGTTATATGGGGATCTTGGACAATGCTTGGTTTTGGCAATCCTCGCTGGGTTGATGCTAGACCTGCTTCTCAAGGCGGTAGTCCAGAATCTATTGCAACAAATACCAGATTTGGTGGTTGGGGAGGAACTGTTGGTGAGGGTGGTACACTATTAGGACCTAAGAAGTGGATTGGAGGAAGTGGAGAAGCTTTCAACAATGGAACTATTCCAACTACAGGTCTTTATGTTCAGGTTGTTGATGCAATTCGTCAAAGAACAGGATCACAGACTATTGTTAAAGAAGTATTTGAAACAAAATCTCTTGGTGATGCTGTAGTTTCTGTAGATCTTGTTCCTTACATGAGATCAAGAAATGTTCAGTTCACTGCAAAAAGATTTAAACCAAATTCTAGAGTTTATGCATTTTTTGATAAGAGAGATGTAAGTGATTTATGTTTCCCTAAACTGGTTCAAATCACAATGCAATCTGGAACTTTCCAAGTTGGCGAAACAGTTGAAGCATACGATACCGGAAATGTTTCTAAAATAAAGTTTAGAGTAGCAAAATCAAATCATAAGTATGGTCCATTTAATAATCCAAGTGATGTTTATACAATAAATCCATACAATACAAATCAAACGATATCAGCAAATTACTCATCAACATCCACAATACTTAATATTGACACATTTTCACTAGCAGTACAATCTCAAAGTCAATATTATGGTTTGATTAAGACTGGTTATAGACTCGTTGGAAAGACTAGTGGTGCTGTTGCTACTGTTTCTGCTGCTAATTTAATTTCTGATAATGTAGGGACCGTAATTGGATCTTTCTTTATTCCAGATCCAAACACAACTTCAAATCCAAAATTTGAAGTTGGATTAAAAACCTTCAAGTTGACGACTATTGCAAATAATAATCCAATTCCAGGCGAACCACTAAGTAGTGGAGAAGAAAAGTTCTTATCTAGTGGAACAGTTCAAACAATACAAGAAAAGATTGTATCTGTAAGAAATGCTCGTGTAGAAACTACTACAACAACCGAAACTGAAACAACGGAAGCATTCACCGGTCTTTATATTGACCCACTTGCACAATCATTTGCTTGCGATGATACCACTGGTGTCTTCTTGACAAAAGTTGATGCATACTTCAGATCTAAAGACGCTCAGTTACCAGTAACCTGTCAAATTAGAACTGTAGATCTTGGAACACCAACAAGAACTGTTCTTCCGTTCAGTGAAGTTGTTCTTGAACCAGAAAAGGTTAACCTCTCAGAAGATGGATCTGTAGCCACTTCATTTGTTTTTGAGTCTCCAGTTTATCTTGAAGGAAGACAAGAATATGCAATTGTACTTCTTTCAAACTCTACTGAATACACTGTGTGGATCTCCAGATTGGGAGAAGTTGATATAAGAACTGCGAATGGCCCAGAGTCTTCTCAAGTTATTGTTTCTACACAACCAACTCTTGGATCTCTATTCAAGTCTCAAAACGCTTCTACTTGGACTCCTAGCCAGTTTGAAGACCTTAAGTTCAAACTTTATAGAGCAGAATTTGTAACTTCTCCTGGAACTATCAATTTTTATAATCCGATTCTTGATCAAGGAAATGCACAGATTCCTAGACTAACTAGAAATCCAATTAACATTATATCCTCTAAAGTAAGAGTTGGTCTTGGAACAACAGTTCAGGATGCAGGATTGACTTTTGGAAACACAGTTTATCAACCAAGTTCTGAAGCGTATGGAACGTATGTCGGTGCTGTCGGAATTGCAACTAACCTATCAGTTATTAATGCAGGAATTGGATATACTCCTGTTTCTGGTGGGTACACATTCAATAATGTATCTTTAACTACAATCACTGGAACTGGTAGAAATGCAACTGCAAACATTACCATAACAAATGGTGTTGCGGTTGCAGCTACAATTAATTCTGGTGGAACTGGATATCAAATCGGTGATGTTTTAAGTGTTGCTCAACTGGGTATAACTTCTCTAGGAAAGAATTTAAGAATATCTGTTGGTGGCGTAAATGGTATTAATGAATTGATCCTAGATCAAGTACAAGGTACATTTGCAACAGGAACTGGTGTTGGAAACACAATTAAGTATGTAAACAACTCTGGCAATTTAGTAGATCTAAACTCAACGGTAGGAGGAAACGTTACAATTGTAGATCCTGTGGCGATTGAAGATGATGGATTACACTTTAGAGTTCTTCATCGCAATCACGGAATGCATTCCAGACTAAACTATGTAACTTTATCTAATATAGATTCTGATTCTGCTCCAACAAAAACTACTGCAATAATCGCATCAAACTTTACTGGAGTTCTATCCATAGAATCTTCTCAGACAGACTTTACAACTTTTGAAGGGGTTTCTGTTGGAGCAACTAATCCAGGTTATGCTCTTGTTGGTAATGAAATTGTGAAATATACTTCAGCATCAGCAACTACTATCAATATTGTCGCAAGAGGTATTGACGGAACTACAGCAGAAGCACACGCCATTGGAACTATAGTTAATAAGTATGAATTGTCTGGGGTTTCCTTATTGAGAATCAATAAGACACATAGATTGCAGGATGCAACAATTTCAAACCCAATTGGATTAGACTACTATTCATTGAAAATTGATAACACTGCAACAGGAACTGTTGGTGACAAGGTAATTACAAATAGAAGTGGAAGTGGTGTTAATAACATCAACCCAGTTCTTCGTTTCTCAGACACTAAATCTGATGGTGGTGTTGAAGTAAGAGCAACTCAAAATATGCCATTTGAAGTTCTTACTCCCATTGTTCAATCATTTGTACCAAATCAAACTTCATTGACTGCAAGTGTAAGAACAGTATCTGGACAAAGTATTTCTGGTTCGGAAATTTCATTCGTAGATAAAGGTTATCAGTCAATTTCTCTTGACAATTTGAATTATTTCGATTCTCCAAGAATTATTGGTTCCAAGGTCAATGAAGACAACCTTTTAGGACTCCTTCCAGGAAATAAGTCACTCAATATGATTTTGAATTTGAGCACTTTAGATCCTCGCCTCTCGCCAATTATTGATACTAATAGAATAAGTGTTATCACCACAACTAATAGAATTAATAAGTTAGTTGCGGATGAAGATTATCCAACTGATAACAGAGTAAATTCTCTCACAAGAGATCAATCTGGATTCTTATACGTTTCTAAACCAATTAGACTTGATACTCCAGCAACTTCTATTAAACTTTATGTTAGTGCAAATGTTAATGTATATTCTGACATGAGAGCACTATATTCTATTGATGTTGAGGAAAATTCTGATCCTGTATTCAATTTGTTCCCTGGTTATTCAAATATAAACAATTTACTTGAAGTTGTTGATCCTTCTCTGAGTGATGGTACTTCAGATTCGTTTGTTTCTAAAGATAATTCTTTAGTATTCGAATCAAATACTTATAAAGAATATGTATTTACTGCGAATAACCTCCCATCATTCAAATTCTTTAGAGTAAAACTGGTATTAACCTCAACAAATCAATCTTATGTTCCTAGAGTCAAGGATGTAAGAGCCATCGCACTTGCATAACATTATGAAAGATTACATCCCCGTAAAAGAAAACTTAAATCTCCTAAGAGATCCAAATACAAATGCTATCTTGAACACGAACAAAAGTGAATATGAAACCTATATCAGAATGAAATCCCAAAAGGAAAAAGAACTTGATAAAATAGATCAATTGGAGAATGAACTATCAGAAATAAAAGATGATCTAAATGAGATTAAGAATTTACTAAGGAGTTTAAGCAATGAATCCAAATGACATAGACCTTGAAAGTATTAATAAACTCTTTGAATATGAAAAGATTTCAAGGGATATAGAAGATATTGAAACTTTGAGAAATTTTGCAAAATCTTACATAAAACTTTACTTTAAACAACAAGAAGTTATATCTACACTCTAATGGCACAACCATCAACAAGACAAGAACTAATAGATTATTGTTTGAGAAAACTTGGCGCTCCAGTATTGGAAATTAACGTTGCTGATGAGCAAATAGATGATCTTGTAGATGATGCCATACAATTTTTCCAAGAAAGACATTTTGATGGTGTTTATCAAACATATCTGAAATATCAAATTACTCAAGAAGACATCGATAGAGGAAGGGCTAAGGGTTTTAGTGGGGTCGGAATTGCTTCTACTTCAGCAACGGCAGGGATAGGTACATTTAATTACTATGAGAATAGCAATTATCTACAAGTTCCCCCTCACGTTATAGGTATCAATAAGATTTATTCTTTTGAAGGTTCTAATTCCATTTCAAGTGGAATGTTTAGCGTAAAATATCAGTTATTTTTGAATGATATTTACTATTGGGGATCTGTAGAACTCTTAACTTATTCGATGACAAAGAGATATCTTGAAGATATTGATTGGCTATTAACTACGCAGAAGCAGATAAGATTTAACAAAAGACAAGACAGATTGTATATGGACATTGATTGGTCAAGTCTTACCGTTGGTCAGTACATAGTTATTGATTGTTATAGAATGATGGATCCTAACGATTATGCAAGAGTATGGAATGACTCTTTCCTGAAACCATATCTAACTGCATTGATTAAACGTCAATGGGGACAAAACTTAATTAAGTTTCAAGGAGTCAAACTTCCTGGAGGTGTTGAATTAAATGGTAGACAACTTTTTGATGACGCTCAAAGGGGAAATTGATGCTCTAATGGATAAGATGTCTTCAACTTACGAATTACCACCACTAGATATGATTGGTTAATCATATGTTAAATCCATTTTTTCTTCAAGGTTCTAATTCAGAGCAAGGTCTAATTCAAGATCTCATTAATGAGCACTTGAAGATTTATGGTGTGGATGTTTATTATCTACCAAGACAATATCTGACCGAAAAAAAGGTTATTGAAGAAGTAATAGAGTCTCAATTCAGTTTTGCATATCCTATAGAGGCATATGTAGATTCTTATGAAGGATATGCAGGACAAGGGACGATACTTTCAAAGTTTGGCATTCAGGAAATGGATGATCTAACTTTGATTATCTCTAAAGAAAGATATGAGACATATATTTCATCTTTGATTAAAAACTTGCCCGATGCTAAGTTAACAAGTAGACCTAAAGAAGGGGATTTGATTTACTTCCCATTGGGTAATAAAATTTTTGAAATTAAGTATGTAGAGCACGAAAAACCATTTTATCAGTTAAAGAAAAACTATGTTTATGAGTTAACTTGCGAACTCTTCAGATACGAAGATGAAGTTATTGATACTGGTTTAGACTTTATTGATGATCCAAATTCTGTTGGTGATGGAGATGGAACAGGAGACAGTACTGATGGTATTGTTCCGTATGGAAACCTTCAGATACTTCAAATGGTTGGCATAGGAACTACCGCAACTGCTACTGGTTCTATCGTAAATGGTGGTGTAAGATTTGTAACCATAACAAATAGGGGTTCTGGTTACACTTCCCCACCCAGAGTTGCGTTTTCTTCTGCACCTAGTGGTGGTGTAACTGCTGTAGGAATAGCTACATTACTCAGCGGTATTGTTGATTTGTGTGAGGGAGATATTAATCTATCTCGTGTACAAGGAGTACAATTAATCAATGCTGGCGCTGGTTATACTACAAATCCAAAAGTTACTTTCCTCGGAGGTGGAGGATCTGGTGCGGCTGCAACTACTGTAATAGGAAATGGTATAGTAGGAATTATTTCGGTAACAAGTGGTGGTTCTGGATACTTAACGCCACCAACAGTTACTTTTACTGGTGTATCTTCAGTCAGCGCAGCTGCAAACGCAATTATTAACTCTGCAGGTGTAGTTACATCAATTAATCTGACAAATGCAGGTCTAGGATATACTCAAAATCCAATAATAACTCTTTCTGCACCGAATATTATTGTAGGATTTGGTACATATAAACAAAATGAAGTGGTTGTTGGAAGTTCCAGTAGCGTAACTGCAAGAGTAACATCTTGGAATAGTGTTACAAAAATATTGGAAGTTTCTAACGTTTCCGGTTCATTCTCTGCTGGAGAAAATATAACGGGTCAGACATCAGGAGCATCATATAGCCTCAGATCGATAAATACATTCAATACAGAAGATAAATTCGCTCAAAATAGTGATATTGAAACTATAGGAGACAATATTATGGACTTTAGCGAATCCAATCCATTTGGAAATCCATAATCTGTTAAATAGTATACCCCATTTAGTATAAAAATGTTTGAGTATTTTTATCACGAGATATTACGAAAAACTATAATTGGTTTTGGTAATCTTTTTAATGAGATTACCATTAAAAAGAAGAATGATAATAATGATGTTTTTTCAGTAATTAAAGTCCCTCTTGCATACGGACCTACTCAGAAATTTTTGGCGAGATTGGAGCAAGAACCTAATTTGAATAAACCCATTCAAATTACTCTTCCAAGAATGTCATTTGAGTTTATTGGATTGACATATGACAATTCTCGTAAAGTAACAACAACTCAAACATTTCTTTCAACATCTGTAGAAGACGGAAAAGATATAAGAAAAACATATATGCCAGTTCCATATAATATGGAATTTGAATTGAGCATAATGTGTAAAATAAATGATGATATGCTTCAAATTATTGAGCAAATTTTGCCATATTTTCAACCATCCTACAATTTAACTATTAATCTTGTAGATCAAATAGGTGAAAAAAGAGATATTCCTATTATTTTAGATAATATTTCTATGCAAGATGATTATGAAGGTAACTTCACTACAAGAAGAGCTCTCATTTATACATTAAGATTTACTGCTAAAACATATCTTTTTGGACCTGTTTCTGCTGGTGTCTCCAAAGATATTATCAAGAAGGTTTCTCTTGGTTTTGTATCTGGAGATTCGCAATCAACTACCAGAGATCTTACATATTCCACTGAACCAGTAGCTGCTAAGAGTTATACTGATAATACAGTTACAACATTAGCAAATGATGTTGAAAATGGTGATGTAATTATCACGGTTTCAGATGCATCATCAATACCACTAAATTCTTTCATCACATTAAATGATGAAACATTAAAAGTCACCCTTAAGAATGGAAATAAACTTACTGTAGTTAGAGGACAGTATTCGACAAAAATTGTTGATCACGTTTCAGGAACACCTGTAAACCTAATTGTTGAGGCAGACAATGCCTTGATAGAATTTGGAGACGACTTTGGATTTAGTGGATTATCTTTTGAGTAATAAAAAATGACTAAAGGTTTTGATAAGTTGAATGACATTTTCAATGTTGAAGGAGAAGTATTAGATATTTCTCCTGTCCAGGAAACACCTGCGGAAAATAGATTAGAAGTTAAAAGTTCTGAAAATGTCGTGACCGATGTTAAAAAAGATTATGAGTATACTAGAGGAAACTTGTATTCGATTATTGAAAAAGGTCAAGAAGCTATTAACGGTATTTTAGAATTAGCACAAGAAACTGAACAAGCAAGAGCATATGAAGTTGCGGGTCAATTAATAAAGAACGTTGCAGATGCGACAGAAAAATTGATGGACTTGCAGAAAAAACTTAAAGATATTGAAGACATAAAACAACCTAGTGGTCCAACTAATGTGACAAATGCTCTGTTTGTAGGTTCTACTGCAGAGTTATCTAAATTGCTAAAATCTCAAAAAAATAAAAATGAAGACGTTTAAAGAGTTTCAAGAAAGTTGGTCTAATAAATATAAAAAGAGTATTGATTGCTCAAATCCAAAAGGATTTTCTCAACGCGCTCATTGTGCGGCAAGAAAAAAAAGAGCAAAAGGTGAAGAGACTAAATCAAAACCGGTTGAATAATGCCTAAACTTAAATCACATAAAACAGTTGAGCAGATTGCAAAGAAGCATCGTTTAGATGTTTCTTTCATTCAAAAGCAACTTGAAATGGGCGAACCAATAGAACATGAGCATACAAAAGATCATGATCTTGCAAGAGATATTGCTCTTCAACATTTAGATGAAATACCAGATTATTATACTCGTCTGAAAAAAATGGAAGCAGATGCCAAAAAGCATCATAAAAAATTTAAAGATGTTAAGGTAAATGAGGATCTGAGAAATTGGTTTTCCAAGTCTCATCCAGAAGGAAACTGGAAGAGATATAATACTAAAGGGGAAGCAATAGGTCCTTGTGCTCGTGAACCAGGTGAACCAAAACCAAAATGTCTTTCTAATGAAAAGGCAGCAAAAATGTCAAAAGGTGAAATTGCATCTGCAGTAAAGAGAAAAAGAAAGGAAGATCCAGTCGCAGACCGTAAAGGCAAAGGAGGAGCACCCAAAATGGTTTCTAATAGAATTAAAGAAGAACATAATCACGAAGAAGAAAGATATTGTCCTTTATGTGATAAAAGAGAAACCAGATCTCAATGCACCTACGGCGAAAAAACTTGGGATAAAGTTTCTGTAAAGGACGAAGAATATTCAATGGTTAGAGGAGAGTTAAAAACTCTTATGGATGCCGCGAAAAGATTGAATGCCAAAGTATCTAAAGGTGAAGGAAATTTAGAGGCTTGGGTTCAATCAAAAATAACTAAAGCAACTGATTACATTGATACTGCAGCAGACTACCTAAACAGTGGTGAGGCAGAATTTCAAGAAGATTGTTGGGCAGGATACAAGCAAGTTGGAATGAAAAAGAAAGGAAAGAAAATGGTTCCAAATTGTGTTCCTGCTAATGAAGATGTAAAAATTGTTGATAAAGTTCTTTTGGAAATGGAAGGAGAAAATCTAGAAAAAATTCTGGAAGAAAACAAACCAACCAATCCAAAACTGTGGTCTAGAGCAAAGGCACTTGCTAAGAAGAAATTTGATGTTTATCCAAGTGCATATGCTAACGGATGGGCATCAAAGTGGTATAAGTCTAAAGGTGGTGGATGGAAATCTACAAATGAAAGTGTAACGATTGAAGATGCTAATGGAAACACTTTTGCTGAAGTAATTGATATCATTAAAGCAGAACCCCTAGTTTCGGAAGCAGTTAGACTTCAACCACAAACAGGAAATGTAATTGCTGTTACTCTTCAGTGGAGAGGAAAGTATTATGCTCTTCGTGTGTTCTTCCCTCAATCAAAACTTCCTTCAAGAAAAGAAGTTACTGATGAACTACAGAAGGTATATCCCGGTTCAGTTGTTGTTCATCACTCAGTTTCAGAACTAACACAAGGACAACCTCTTATTCAAGTCGGACCTCAAGGAGGAAGTTTTGCAAAGCCAGGTCCAAATAAAAATTATGTAAAACCTATGGGAGAGGAGGTTGAAATTGATGAAGACTGGCAATCAGTAAATCGTAAAGATAAAACTGATGGATTAAGTCAGAAAGCGGTTGATGCTTATCGTAGAGAAAATCCAGGTTCAAAACTACAGACGGCAGTAACTGAAAAAAAGCCTACTGGCAAGAGGGCTGAACGTCGTAAGTCCTTTTGCCGCAGAATGAAGGGAATGAAAAAGAGATTAACTTCCGCTGAAACTGCAAGAGATCCAGATTCAAGAATTAACAAAGCACTTCGTCGCTGGAATTGTAATTAAAAAATAAGGTTTTATTATGGCAGATCATTATCTTGGCAATCCTTTATTAAAAAAGGCTAATACTGTTGTTGAGTTTACTCAGGAGCAAGTTTTAGAATTTGCACGGTGCCAGGAAGACCCAATTTATTTTGCAAAAAATTATATCCAAATTGTTACTCTGGATTATGGTTTGCAACCATTCAAACCATATCCATTTCAGGAAACAATGATTGAGAGGTTTCACAGTCACAGATTTAATATTTGTAAACTTCCTAGACAGTCTGGAAAATCTACAATTGTAGTTTCATACTTGCTTCATTATGCAATTTTTAATGATAACGTAAATATTGCTATTCTTGCTAACAAAGCATCTACAGCAAAAGATCTATTAGATCGTCTTCAAACAGCATATGAAAACCTCCCCAAGTGGTTACAACAAGGTGTAATGACTTGGAACAAAGCATCTTTGGAGTTAGAAAATGGATCAAAAATTATTGCTGCTTCTACATCAGCATCTGCAGTTCGTGGTGGATCATACAACATCATCTTCCTCGACGAATTTGCTTTTATTCCCAACCATATTGCTGATCAGTTTTTCAGTTCAGTTTATCCTACTATTTCTTCTGGTAAGAATACCAAAGTAATTATTGTTTCTACCCCTCACGGGATGAATCATTTTTATAAAATTTGGCACGATGCTGAAAGAAGTAAAAATGAGTATATTCCTACTGATGTTCATTGGTCTGAAGTACCTGGAAGAGATGAAAAGTGGAAGCAACAAACAATTGCAAACACATCAGAACAACAGTTTAGAGTTGAGTTTGAGTGTGAATTCTTAGGATCTGTTGATACGCTAATATCTCCAAATAAACTTCGGTCAATGGTTTATGATAGTCCCAAAACACAAGGGGCTGGTTTAGATGTTTATGATGATCCAAAAGAAGATCACGATTATGTAATTAGTGTTGACGTTGCTCGTGGTGTAGGTAACGATTATTCAGCATTTGTAGTTGTTGATATAACCACATATCCACACCAAATAGCTGCAAAGTACCGAAACAACGAGATCAAACCAATGCTTTTCCCAAGCATTATTGTGGATGTTGCTAAAAATTATAATAATGCTTTTATTTTATGTGAAGTAAATGATGTAGGTGATCAAGTTGCTAGCATTATTCATTACGACCTAGAGTATAATAATCTTTTAATG